AAATAACGGCGGTAATATAACAGCATCAATCACTATATCAACAGGAAATGTTGTAGTAAGTTCTGGTAATATTGCAGTAGGAACTTCTTCGCCACAAGATAATGTTCATGTTGTTAGTGGAAATATTCAAGTTTCACCTAATGCATTTATTGGTACAACAAACACAGGTGCAGTTTCTATTGGTACCGGTGTTGCTTCTACAGGTCAAGGTGGTTCACAGATAAGATTTCCGAGAAGTCTTCCTGCTGGCGGTGCTCCATTAGATGAAATATCTTTTTGGACTTCATTTCTAAATTCTTCACACTCGGAAAGAGTACGCATTAGTGGTTCAGGTAATGTTGGTATTGGTACTCAAAATCCAGGAGTAAAACTTGATGTTGTTGGTGATGGTGCATTTACCGGTAGTTTAGGTGTAGGCACAGCATCTTCTAATGTTGCGGGTGAAATAAGAGCAACAGACAATATTACAGCATACTATTCATCAGACTTGAGACTCAAAAAGAATGTTGTTCCAATTGAAAATGCACTATCTTCTTTGAATAAAATTAGAGGTGTTAGATATGAATGGACAGATGAATATATCTTAAATCATGGTGGTGAAGATGGATATTTCATTAGAAAAAATGATGTAGGTGTTATAGCACAAGAAATTGAAGAAATTTTACCAGAACTTGTTGTTGATCGAAAAGATGGATATAAAGCGGTTAAATATGACCGAATCGTTGCTCTATTAATTGAAGCAGTAAAAGAACTTCAAGTTGAAGTTGAAGAATTAAAGAAGAAACAAAATGGCTAAACCAGTTACTCGTCAACAATTTAAAACATATTGTCTTCGCCGTTTAGGTTTTCCAGTTGTTCAAATTAACGTAGATGATGACCAGGTAGATGATCGTATAGATGATGCTCTACAATTCTTCCAAGATTACCACTTTGATGGTACTGAAAAGATTTATATGAAGCACATGATTACCGCTGAAGACATTAATCGCCGTTGGATTTATTGCCCTGATGCGGTAACATTTGTGACTGGTGTTCTACCATTCGATGATTCAAACTCATCAATCAATATGTTCGATTTGCGTTATCAATTGCGTCTGCATGACCTGTATGATTTTACTTCTGTTTCGTATGTCTCATATGAGATTACGATGCAGCATATTCGCACACTTCAACTTCTATTCTCTGGTACACCACAGTTTAGATTTAACCGTAAACTAAACAAAATATTCCTTGACATAGATTGGAATAGTGATGTTCGTGTTGGCGATTATGTTATTATGGAATGCTATAGAAAACTTGTTCCTGATACCGTTACATTAACTGGTACTGTTGATGCTACAACAACAGCAAATACAGTTTCTGGAATTGGTACAATTTTTGACCAAGAACTTTTAGAGAATGATATCATCACTATTGGTAGCGAGAACAAACAGATAAAAAGAATTTCATCGCCAACATCATTAGAACTGTATAGTCCTGTTGCATCACCTATAACTGGTGGTACAGTAACTGTTGCTGGTGTGTCTGATGTTTGGGATGATAAAGTTTTGAAACGATATGGTACAGCATTGATTAAAAGACAATGGGGTGAAAACCTAAAGAAATTTGGTGGCATACAAATGCCTGGTGGTGTCATGTTAAATGGCAAAGAAATTTGGGATGAAGCTCAAACGGAGATTGATAAGATTGAGGAAGAAATTTACAATTACAACAGTCTACCAAGTGAGATATTTACAGGTTAATAATGGCAACAAATTTCTATTTCAATCCGTTTCCTACTAGCCAGATTACTCCCGAGCAATTGCTTGTGGAGGATTTGGTTATTGAGGCTATGCAGATGTATGGCATGGATGTATTTTATTTGCCTCGTAGCAGCAGAGATTCGGTAGATTTTCTATTTGGTGAAGATACGCTCAAGCAATATAATACTGTATTTCCACTTGAGATGTATATGGAAAATGTTACGGGTATGGAAGGTGAGCAAGATTTCATATCTAAGTTTGGTCTGGAGATTCGTGATGAGATGACATTGTTAGTTTCTCGCCGTAGATTTGTAGCAACAGTACCTCAAACAAGACCTAATGAAGGTGATTTGATTTATGTACCGTTGCTAAAGAATCTATTTGAGATTACTTTTGTTGAGCATGAAAACCAACAAACAATGTTCTACACCTTAGGTCGTGGTCGCGGTGGAAATGTTTATGTGTATGCGTTGAAACTGAAACAGTATGTATTCTCTAATGAAATTATTTCAACTGGTATTGCAGAGATTGATGACCAAGTTCGTAACTACTACCCACGCACAAAAATTTCACTAGCAGCCGGTGGTACTGGTAAATATATCAATGATGAAATCGTTTATCAGGGTGCCAACTTAGCTTACGCTAATGCTCAAGCCATCGTTTACGATTTTGTGCCAAATACTCACCTAGATATTATTTTGGTACAAGGTACTTTTGCATCAGGTAATGTAATTGGTAATACAAGTAATGCTATATGGAGCGTCAATGTGGTAGACGATACTGCCTACATGAATACTGCTTTCGAAGACATTCAAGATAATGCTAGAATTGAAAGCGAATCAGATTCTATTATTGATTTCTCTGAAGTTAACCCATTTGGTGAACCATAATGCTAGGCAAGTCACAATATTATAACCGTTCGATTCGCAAAATTGTTGTTGCGTTTGGTACTCTATTCAATGATATCCAACTGCAAAGATATATGCGTGACGGCAAAACAAAAAAAGAAATATTTAAAGTACCTCTCTCATATGGTTCAAAAGAGAGATACCTAACAGCTATCACATCCGATCCTACACTAACAAAAACCATCGCGGTAAATGTACCACGCATTTCATTTGAATTGACTGGTATGAGTTATGACAATTCACGCAAACAACAATCTCTGATTAAAAACTTTGCGATGAATAGCACAGGTGGAGTTAGCGCACAATATGTTCCTGTTCCATATAATTTTAATTTTTCAATGTCAATCTATGTTCGTAACACAGATGACGGCACACAAATTGTAGAACAGATTTTACCATTCTTCAAACCAGATTTCACAGTTACTGTTGATATGATTCCTGGTATGGATCAAAAGTATGATATGCCAATCATACTAAATTCAGTTAATACCACCACAGATTATGAAGGCGGCATGGCTGATGGTACAACCAGATTGATTATTTGGGATTTAGAATTTACCGTAAAAAGTTATCTATGGCCAGCAGTAGAAGAACCTGGTGGTATTATTGGATCATACAGCACCACATCGGGAAGATATGGTCAAGCAAACACCAACATTTATATTAACACTCAAAATCGTGATGCACAAAAATTATATGTAGATTATCAAAACGGTAATAATTACTACACCATAGGTGAAACTGTAAGAGCCAATGGCAGTTCATATTATACTGGTAAAGTTATATATTTTTCCAATAATACCAATGGAATATTAATTGTTGGTGAATTGAATGGACTATTTTCTCCAAACAATGTTATTACTGGAGATTATTCTGGCGCGACTTACACAGTAACTAGAACCGATGTTACACCACTTAAAGCGGTACATATAGTTACTACAGCAGTACCACAAGATTCTGCACCAGATGACCACTTTGGATTTAACGATGAATTTACGGAATGGCCTAATACATTACTATGAGTAAACTGAACGAAAAACTTTCTGAAGCACTTGATATTGATCCAATCGAAATTACAACCACAGAAATGGTTGTGGTTGAAAATGCTGTAGATGATGATGCAGAATTTGCAAGGCAGAATCTACGCAAACTAATCGAAAAAGGAAATATTGCTGCTGACAATATTCTCCATGTAGCTAAAGAGTCTGAACATCCAAGAGCATATGAGGTTGCGGCTAACATGATGAAACATTTAGCTGACATGAACAAAGATTTACTAGAGATACAAAAAAGAAAACAGGACCTACAACCAAAACAATCTGACAACAAAGGATCAATCAATGTTGATAAGGCTGTTTTTGTAGGTTCAACAGCAGATTTCATTAAACAACTTAGACAAGCTAAATAGGAATACTATGGAAAAATTAATCTCACAACTTAGAACTATTCTTGGTACAAACTTTGCTTTGTATTTTAAAGCACATTCATACCATTGGAATGTGGAAGGTCCAGACTTTCCAGAATATCACGGCTTTCTAGGTGACTTCTATGATTCTGTTTT